GCTGTATCCGCGAACTGGCCGATAAGATACCCGTCATTACTTCCTATCTCTACTACCAAGCCATTCGTGTCAAACTTCTTCTTCACTGTCTCAGCGAATTCGTTCCAGTGATTACAAGCAAACTTCGAGTTACTAGAAGTGTAGCTGTAGTTGTATAGGTTATACCTAGCTTCAGCGTCACTGATATAACGCAGCTGCAAATGCCCTGTCTCTGGGCATAGGTAAACGTGCAATGGGAATACTGGCTCGGATAGGTTGAGCTGTTCTTCACTGATGAATGTGTCAGCATACGCATGCTGGCCCAAATCCAAAACCTTGATTATAGGATTACCACTAATCAAGCATTTATCCAGCTGTGTGCTATGTGTTATTTCATTACTCATATTATTGTACTCTTAGTGGTCCTGTTTGTCCGTTGATATCATTTTCTCTAAGTTTTACCCATGGGTCTTGTTTGCCTAGCTTTGTGTTCTCCCACCATGACGTGTCCAGTCCACGTTCTTTCATGTAAGCACAAATCTTATCGGTGTCGATGAATCTAGCAGACTGAAAAGAAATATGGTAGAAATCCTGTGGATTTTGTGGGTTGCCTTCGAGGTAATGTTTCTTGTTGGCATTTTCATCGGCGTTATTGCCAGTTAAGTCAGAACGATCATGTGTGACGTCAACCTCAATGATTTTCATAATATCCAACATGTACGCTATGGAACTCAGCTCCGTATCAATCAACTGATGGCGGCTGAGATAGCCCATTAACTCGTACCACTCGTATGGAACAATTGGGAAAATGCTGTATGGATGTTCGTTATGGGTATGAACTTTCAGTAACTTGAACTCTCCAGTGCAATCGCCAATAACTTTGTCCCAGTTCTTCGTTTCCATGATGGCATCATCGCACCACACAAACAGCCAGTTTCCGTTGGCATGTTTCGCCAGTGTGTTGTAATACCTATTTAGTCCTAAATATCCTAGTGGCTCAAAATGTATGGCTTTGAACGAAATTCCTTTCTCTTCCAAGACAGGACGAATGACTGTCTCGAAGTGATTTTGCCCTATAGTGTCGTTGTTGTCAACTCCTATGATGAACTCTAGGGTACTAGTGTCGTGCGCTAAATCGATAAGGCTAAAAACACTGTTGCTAAACGCATCAGTGCGCTTATGAGTCGATAATAGTATGGATATGTTTTGTTTTTTCATATTACTCGTGATTTATATTTACTACCTTGGAGAAATGGTTATATGCTCTAGCTGATGTCTGATCGCTAGTATCACTGCGTCTGCTACCTGTTTGGGTGTGAGGGCAATCTGATTCTCGTATTCAAACTCTATTTCCTCGTCGGTTTTTGACCCTTGGTAATTTTGCTTGAGCATGTTTGTCTTGATTTTTCCAGGACAAACTTCAGATATCACGAAGGATGGATATTCCTTCTTGAGGACATTCATCGAGTATCTAAGTGCTGCCTTTGAGCTTGCCATGAATATATTGTACGCTCTTGGGTTTTCTATGCTGGTGCTAGAAACGTATATGAAGTGTCCGTCGTCCCTCTGCTTCAGGTATTGCTTTGCCAGCAACAAAGGACCAGTGAAGTTTACGTTCACTTGCTCTGCCTGATACTGCCAATCGTTGCTCTCCAGTCCACGGTACGTTCCTCTGTTTCTGGCGGCACAATTTATTACGATGTCGAAATCACTGAGATCGACTGAGTCGACGTGTTCAAAGTTTCCTAGATTGAACTCGTCGCTAGTTGGTGCAACAACCGTGTACGTAGGTGATAGAAGTTTTTTACATTCTTTGCCTACGCCCGAACTGGCACCAGTTAGAAATATTTTCATGGTTTGTTTTTACTCTTAAAGGGACACCCAACGATTGGCTAGTATCGTTGGGTGTTGCAGTTATTTTTTCAGCGTTTCGATCATTATGATTTTGCTTAGAGCATCGCCCAAGTCCTCGCCATCGTGTATGACGTATAGCCCTGGCGGAATATCCTGATCTTTGTAACTCGTGTAAAAATTAGCCTGCACGACCGTACCGCCAACTGCCTTAGATACCGTAAGATTGAACGAATTTCCGAAAGAATTTCCGAAAGAATTTTGATAATGTGGTGATGGCAGACATTCCTCATCATTATATCTTTCTAAATTTCTTCGTAACCATCTGAAGAATCCTTTCATGTTATCTTCTGCCCGCGAAACGTTTGGTATCTTCTTCCCACATGTTCTTAGCATTTTTGCCGTTGATGAACTTGTTGTACTGTTGCCAAGCGTAGCTCTTGAAATTGTAGAGATCGGCTGGGTTATAGCGGTAGCCGTAGTCTCTGCAAAATTCTAAGAACCTTTCCAAGTCCTCAAATACATTCCTTGCCTGTGTGCTGAGTTGGTGTCTGATTTTAGCCATTGTAGTCGTCCGTTGTGTGTAATGGAATAATATTAGTTGGTCTGTGCCGGTAAAATGTAGTTATACACGGCTAGTCCAGAATCCACAGTGATCATCGCTGCTCCATCGTCGCTGATCTTGAATACCTTGTCTCCTGTGAGATCAAGAATACCGATGACCGTTTTTACTGGCCATGACCATGAATGCTTCAGGACGCCGCCGACGTCTGATTGTACCACAAAGTTGCCTGCGTGGTTAGAGTGATCGCCAAAGAAGAATTTCAGATCTTTGCCTTCAGTTTTCGCCTGGAAGTTGGTTTGCTCTGAGTTGGCTTGAGCCTGCATCTTGAGACGTTGTATTGCGGTTATCGTTGGCACGAATTCAATATGCCAGTTTACTCCTCGGAACTTAGGAGTCTTGAGCTTTTCGCTGACTAGCTCTTCGGACATGAATCGATAGTTGTTTTTGAAGTCTCCAGCGTTATTCTCAAAGTTGATACCATCTGGTTCTCCAGAAGAACGTTTAGTAAGTGATAGCTTTGCCTTGTCCTTGTATTCTTGTAAGTTGAGTAGAATTTTCAGCTTGTTGAGATTAGGCATTCCGAAGGTCCCAACGAAGTCTGCTGACGGACTGATGAATTGTCCTTCAATGACTACGGAACGATCTTCTGCCATGGCGTTGATCACGGTACTCTTTTTGTCGCCAGTGATCTTGATAATATCAACTGAGCCTAGTTCGTATGTGTGGGACACTAAGTCCAACAGGTATTCTCTCATTTAAGTCTCCTAGTTTGTGGAATTTATAGTTTACAGTGGTTATTTGTGGTTGTCAAGAAATATTCTTCTTTTTTCGATGTTTCATCGCCGGTCTGATGCTAACGTCAAAAACCTGAGCCATTTGCTGCCATAGGACAACTCTTTCATGAGCTGTCATTCCAGACGATAACAAGCAGCCTTCGTCCTTGACCAGCCCATAATCGTGCCTCCATGTGTTGCACATATCGGTAATTATCTGATCTCGCGTTTTCAGTTTTTCTTTCTTTTCCTTCATTTCAGAACTCAAATAGTGATTGAAAGGTTGTTTTGGTATCAGTGGATGCAGCCAGATCCCAGTCTAGTTCACCTAGTAGATTTTCTACTTTCTGGTCAACGATGGTTTCTAGCATTAGCTCGTCGTCAAATGGCAAAGATTTGAACCATTCTGGAAGATGCTGTTCATCAATAGGATAGGCTACGCTCGTTAGGTTAAGTGGATTGTTTCTAAGTTTACAGACGATGGTCTTCATACCGTCGACGATTGTCTTACTGTAGTTATCAGAATTCATCCGCTTCAAATTATTCCAGTTCACCGCAGCTCGGACATGGCCTGGTAGAGCAGAGTTTGGATTCTTGTTATACATCGCAGTGTACTTCGTCAGGTTATTCACCCGTTTTGGTGTTCCCTTTTCCCATGAATGTTTCTGCTTGAACTCTCCCTTGAAGGCTACTATTTTCTCGACGATAACTTCCCTGCCTTTGCCAGTTAGCAGGTCGATCAAAATCTCCATCAAGAACTCTTGCACGAACTTCGGTGTGTCGGAACGCCTAAGATCAAGTCCCATCGCTTTTACTTTGCCAGGCTTTTCAGGCGAATCATACCGTTTGCCATCCTTGTCGTAGTACATTAGCGCATAGCGTTTTTTCGTAATGAAAAGCCCCTTGGTCGCGACGATTTCTCGGCCGCCCCTGATGACCGTCCCGATATCTCTCGGACAGTGAAACGCTTGTTCCATATACACCGGAAAACTCTCATTCAAATTGTCCGAGATAGAATCATATAGCGCGACGGCTGTGTCCTTGTTCCATTCAAGATTGCCACTTTCAACGTCGTCCTTTACCGCCGGCCAAGCACTGAAATAACAAGAATCTGTGTCGCCATATACTATGGATTTACCAGTGTGTTCATACTTTCCGGTGATGCATTCGTTGATGTGTGAAGCCATGTGCTTACAAATGCTTCGTCCAGTAAGCGTGGTGGATTGTCCAATTCGCTTATCGAAGAATCGACAGTGAGCATTCAGAAGTGCGCCGTAGAGGGAGTTTAGAAGAATCTTCTTGACCAACTGACGTTTGTCCCAGTATTCTTCCTGCTTCTTATCTCCAGCGTCGATCGCTTCCTTGAGCTTAGCCTGCATCTGCTTTCGTTCGGAATACCAACGTTTCAGTAGTCCAGGAATAACCGCTTCTTTTTCGTATGTGAAGATCGTACCGTTTGCAGTCAAGCACCAAGGACGATCTCCATTGAATATGAGTTCACGAATTTGGCTTGCGGTGTACTCATCACTTGAGCCATCGTGCCAGTCAATCGTGACGTTCACATCTCGTCTGCCTTCAATAACATCCGTATATTCCAATGATGCAAATAGTCCTTCCCACGCGCCCGCAAAGCCTGAACCTGCGTCCATCTTTTTCTGAATGAACTGGTCGGTCTTGGTCTGGCGTAATTGACCCACGATGGTTTCTTCTCCCATGTTCATCGCTCGCAATACGCTAGGATACAGTGAGTTGATGTCGATGCTGCCTATATAGTCGTGAACTCCCTTTACTGGATAGGCAACGTAGGCACCAGCTGCGCGTGAATCGTCCTTGTCGCCTCTGACCTTGTCAGGTACAACCATTCCTCTATCATGTGCCTCGTTGATGATTGCTTGCTCAATCATCGCCACGGAACCCATCGCAGTCTGCAATAGCACCGTGTTTTCATGAGCGATGGTGTTGGCCAGATCGAGGAACTTAAGTTTTTCGTCGAGCTTGGCAATAATCATCACGTCTTGTCGGTTATACTCGATGAACTTCTTAAAATCTTGGTTGTATAGTTGGTCAAGTGTTCCCTCGTATTGCGTCTTGTGTTCGCCCAACTCATGTTCAGCAATCGCGTCCAAGCTATAGCTATGTCGCTCTTCGTAGGTATATTTTCTATACAGCAACATGTAGTCGGAGTGAATACGACCTGTTAGATCGTACGTGGAATGCTCGGTTCCAAACTTCTCGAATTTACGAGCTTTTGGAAACTGATTCCACAGACAAAATCTTCGAGTATCATCCTTGGAAAGAACTCTCGTGATTCTGTTTACCGTGTATGGAATATCGTATCCTTCTGAATTCCATCCCGACAGAACATCAGCGTCTTCGATCACGTCCAGAAAAGTTCGGAGTAGGTCTTCCTCGCGCTCAAACACTATAGTGTTTGAAAACTCCTTAGCAATGTCATTTGCAGTAGCCATGCTCATCGACTTAGGCGGAATAACCAACGTGATCATTTCATCCATCCACCTAAGATAGACCGAGATAGCTGTGATCGGGTTGAAGGGATCGTCTGTTGGACTGAATCCTCTCGTAGAATCAAAGTCTGTTTCGATGTCGAAGAACGCTGCATTCAATCTACTGGCTTCCTTGCCCTTGTAGTTTTCTTCTAGGCAACGGAATACGGGATTCAAATCTGATTCGAATAGCTTTTTGCCGTCGTGAGCCCTGATTTCCTTGCGGAACTCTTTGTTGCTCTTAGTAGAGAATCTCGATACCGGTGTGCCAAAAATGCTGGTAAATTTACCTCTCTGATCGTTATAGTAGAATACCCAATTGGTAGGAAAATCCTTATAGACTCTCTTGCCGTCTTCGGTGCGCTCTACAATGTGAATTCTGTCCTTCTCTTTGTCGAGCATTGCATCAACATACGACATTAGTTAGCTCTTCCTACCGTGGTGAGAATAGTCTCTAGCAGTTCATGCTCGCTTGATGCCTGGCTGAATTGCGATTTATGAGCTACCTTGATTGCCTTTTTCAACACGCTAGGCTTGATTTCGAGTTCTTCGGCAATCGCCTTGATCGTGTCGGTTAGCCCGCCGTTGAGAATTTCTATCTCAGCCATCACCGTCATTCCTTCGTTGATGACTTGGTTCAGCTTGATTTTTTCGTCGGCAGTGAATACTTTATCAGACATTTGATATCTCCAGTTTAGTGTATAGGAGTGTACAGTGTACACGGTTTGGGGTTGAAGTCAACTCGTTTTGTCGACAATAGTAAAGTCGAAGTCTGGAATATACTGGTCAATCAGCTTCCATTCTTCGTCGGTTATTTTGTAAAATCCGCACAATGATTTGTCGTCCCACTCTCTGTCCAGTGGCGGTACAGGAACAGTTTCAAGGTAGCGTTTCAGGTAGACGTGCTGTGAGATCTTGTTGATCGACACTCCGAACCTGGCAAATTTCGTTTTCATGAACGATATAAGAGACTTCTTCTCCGACTCGGTGTCGATGTTGAAGCATAACAATCTAGGATTTGACAATTCGTCTAGGTTGGTTCCTCGGTAAAACATAGTAGCGAAAATTTCGCCAAAAAATCTAGTTCGATCGTATGATACCGCAGTTCCGGCTACTTCCGGTGCAGCAACAAACGAACGTCCTCTATGCTTACCTGCAATGGTAGCCAGTGTTTTGCTTTTTGGTAGTTTACAATACTTGTCGATCAGATTCAAGTGTTCCGGTGTTGGTTCCCATAGTCCTGATGGTGCGTCGTCGATGCGATCTATAAAATAGGAGTTGCCAGTAGTATCGTAGTGCAGTTCGATTTTACCTTCGTGTCTCCCGCGAACCTGGGTTATCACCAGTGGACAAAAGAAACTTGCTTCCTCGAAAATGGCATTGCCATTAAATAGCGTTATCTTCTTGACTCGCTTCCTAAGCACGTCCTTTACCTGTTCGCCAAGTTCAGACGTCACTCTGAACAGCCATCCACCTGGATGAATCAGAGACACGGTAGGAGCTAGTTTGCAGCTCATTACTAGAAATTGTAGATGGATATTTTTGATATAGGGTGGGTTCCCTACCACAACGTCGAATTTCATTTTATCCGCTTGAATGAGGTTGAAGAGGTGCCTGATTCGACTAGGCCGGTAGCGAATCAACTTCGTCAGGCTCAGGCTGGCCTTACGCCTTAGGCTGCAATCGCAGAACGGTCCTAAGGGGATACTGTATTTATACTCTGCCTGGGTAGTCGGGTGGAATTGTCCTCATTTTCATTCCATGGTCGTCGTCGCCCGTCGGCATGACAAGCCCAGGTCTGCGCTTGAGACGCATATCTTTGTACCGAGTGTAATCGACATAGTGATGCTCCCTACCGAAACGCCACACGAGGTCGGTCACATCCGGATGAACTTCTTTGAGCATTCTACTCTTGGGCGCAGTACCTTCGTGTGAATAGAATTCAGCAGTGTTGCCGCCACCTATGACCTGCGTCCGTAGCTTGTCCTGCAAGAACGCGTTGAACTGCACAGTGCACCACTTTGCCTTGAGCATGTCAAGACTGAGAATAGTATCCTCGTTGTACCTCCCACGCCATCTGAATGGTACATCGTTTCGGATGAGATTGCAAGAGTAAATTCTGGTGTTGGTTACGAATGGCGGTATATTGCTATTCTGGGGTGCAAAAGAGCGATAGTTTGGGCCCGCCATAGCCACGTTTTCATAGCGTTCGACGAACTCTTCCATGCACCTGAATATAGTGCCATCGCATACCTTGATCTTCAGGTTGTTGTTCAGGCGAAGGAAGTTCCTGATGTTGTCGTCACTGACCCAGTGCCAGGCAAACCCATTGCTTATCGCATGATCCCATGCAAAGTTTCGCGCGGGTCCTGGTCCAGTTGAGCGGGTTTGGCCCAGATCGTCACATAGCTCATAGTCCAGCTTGTACTGCTGGTCCAGAATCAGTAGCTTCTTTGGATCCATCACCGCTGCGTAATCTGCATAGTCCGACTCCTCAATCACAACGTAATGAGGCACCTTCATGAATTCAAGTGCGCGAACGGTGAGCCTAGTGTCTGCTCTTTTCTTCGAGACAACGTAGTAAGGATAATGTGGTTGACTCATGGTAGTTTCTCGTGGTTAGGCGTCTGGATGCTCATCGTTTTCAGCGTCATAGTAGAATAGGTCTGACACATGATTCGTCAGTCGGTCAGGGAACCATATCGACTTTGTTTTTTTCGTTAGGCTCTGTTTCACGAGACGCGAGAATTCCTCGACTCCTTCTTCGTCCTCGAAGGACACAATGATCTGTCGATACGCTGTTTTATCGGGTTGCTTGAATTCGGGCATGCCCTTCCATTCAGTCACTTTCTCGTCGGTGTCTTCAAACTCG